ACAGAACCGTAACGAACACAACCGCTACGGCAGGACAGACATCATTCACCATACCTTCTTACACAGTGGGTTATGTGGACGTATACAGAAACGGTGTCTATTTACCAACATCAGACTACACAGCCACAACAGGCACAACGGTAGTCTTGACCAACGCGGCAACAGTAGGCGACACCATCACCACAATCAGCTTCTATGTAAGTTCGGTGTTGAATGCTATTCCTGCTACTGCGGGTAGCGTGTCGGATAGTTATATTGTTGATGTCTCTGCTTCTAAGTTAACTGGCTCACGCACAATTCCTAAAGGCACAATGCCAGCGGGGTCTGTGTTGCAAGTGGTGAGTGCAGTTCTTACAACAACTGCTACAACTACCAGTTCTTCTTTTACGGCTTCAGGATTGTCTGTATCAATAACGCCATCAAGTTCTTCAAGCAAAATTTATATTATTGTTGCTGTTGCTGGAAGCCAAACAACTTCAAATGGTGCAGGAATATTTACTATTTACAGAGGAGCAACCAATATAGGTAATGCAACTGATGGATTTACTTACCTATATTCAAATGCAACTTTTACAAACCCATTTAGAGTTCCAGTAAATATGTCATTTTTAGATTCGCCAGCGACTACATCTTCAACAACTTATCAAGTGTATTTCAAAACAAATACTGCTGGAACTGTTCAAATTAATGAGCAATCAACAAACAGCACAATTACAGTTATGGAGATAGCGGCATGAACCACGAAGCAATTTTTGCAACGCATAGCAATGTCGTTACTATCCGTGGCGATGTGGCTTATGACGCAAATGAAAATGTCGTTCAATACAACGAAGCCGTTGTACAAGCATACGTAGACGCCCATGCTTACATAGCCAAAAGACAATCAGAGTACCCAACCATCGGTGACCAACTAGACGCACTATGGAAAGGTGGAGATGCCCAAACAGAAATGCTGGCTAAAGTAATGGCAGTGAAAGCCAAGTATCCCAAGGTGACAACATGACACTAGCAGTAAACATCGCACAGAGCGGCTCAAACAACGTAACCTTCCGCAACCGCATCATCAATGGTGCGATGGTGATAGACCAGCGTAATGCGGGGGCTAGTTTTACTCCTACAAGCGGCAACTACGGTTTAGATAGATATAGGTATTTTGTTAGCCAAGCAAGCAAGATTACGGCACAACAATCTTCAACTGTACCTACAGGCTTTTCTACTTCTTTATTGCAAACTGTTGCTACTGCCGTAACGCCCGGGGCTTCCGATTACTTTATATTTCAGCAAAATATTGAAGGCTACAACATAGCAGATATGCAGTTTGGCACTGCAAGCGCACAAACATTTACTGTTTCATTTTGGGTGCGGTCTAGCGTAACTGGAACTTATTCCATCTACTTGGCTAACGCTTCTGTAAATAGAACTTACCTTGCTAATTACACAATTTCTACGGCAAACACATTTGAATATAAAACAATAACTATTGCTGGAGACCAATCTGGAACTTGGGGTAACACCAATAGCGGCGGTATTATGATTGGTTGGGATTTAGGTTCTGGTTCAACATATAACGGCACAGCAAATACATGGCAAGCGGGTCAGTATTACAGGACAAGCAGTAGCGTTAATTGGATTTCAACAGCAAGTGCTACCTTCTACATCACAGGTGTGCAACTAGAAGCAGGGACAACAGCATCCCCATTTGAGTATCGTCAGTATGGGGATGAATTGATGCTTTGTCAGAGGTATTTTCAAATTGTAAGAAATGGCATTGCGCTGGGAAATACAGCGGCTATTACTGTTACGAGTTCAATGCTAACCCCAACAATGAGGGCAAGTCCCTCATTGTCTCAACAAGGCGTAATACAACTCACTAATGGCACTACTGATTTTGTACAAAGTTCAACTAGTACCACTCTTGCTAGTGGTTCAGACAATTGTATAGTTTATACGCTTGGCAATTTCTCAGGTCTTACTGCAAATGCCGCTTACGGCTATAGGATTGGTGCTAACACAAATGGCGTTACAGCCTCTGCGGAGTTCTAAATGTACAAACTTTTCAAATTTAACGATAAAGTTGTTTCGGTTACGAGGCTTGCAGATAGCACAAGCATTCCATTTGACCCCGCTAATACAGACTACCAAGCCTACCTTCGCTGGCTTGAGGCTGGCAACACACCAGAACCCGCAGAGGAGAACCAATAATGGCTTTAACGCAAGTTGACCAAGGTCTGCTGAGTACTAACGCCCAGTACACAGGGTTTAAGAACCGCATCATCAATGGTGCGATGGTGATTGACCAGCGAAATGCGGGGGCTAGTGCATCCCTTACGTCTTCACAGACATATTTTGTCGATAGGTTTTTTGGCGTTGAAGACACAGATGGAACTATGACCATCCAGCGGTCAACTACTGCGCCAACTGGGTTTATTAATTCCTTGCTGATGACTACAACATCGGCAGATGCGTCTTTAGGCGCTACGCAAATTTGCTATGTTGGGCAAAAAATTGAAGGGCTAAATGTTGCTGATTTTGCTTGGGGTACTGCAAGCGCAGCCACGATAACTGTGTCTTTTTGGGTGCGTAGTTCGCTTACTGGTACTTTTGGCGGCGCTATTGCAAATAATGCATTCAACCGTTCATACCCATTTACCTACACAATCTCCGCTGCAAATACATTTGAGCAAAAAACCATCACGATTGCTGGCGATACAACTGGAACATGGCCTACGGACAATGGTGCCTCCATTCAATTGTTTGTTGGTCTAGGGGTTGGCTCCACATATAGCGGCACAGCAGGAGCATGGGCGGCTGCTGGATATATTTCTGCCACTGGAGCAACCAGCGTTATTGGCACAAACGGAGCCACGTTCTACATCACAGGCGTACAACTAGAAAAAGGCAGTACCGCAACATCGTTTGATTACAGACCTTATGGTACTGAGTTTGTTTTGTGTCAGAGATATTATCAAAACTTAGGAAATGTTGGTTGTGTTGCATATGGAACACAGGGTGTTACTCTTCCAGTAATTTGGCCCGTAGAATTTAGAGCAACACCATCAGTTTCAATTTCTTACAGTGGAACAGCAAATAGACTGTATAGATTTCAAAGTGGTGGTACTGCTGACATTACTCCAACTATTTTTGCAACAAATAAAACAATTACTAATCTTTACTATCTAACTGGAACATGGGCAATTGGTTTAGGTGAAGGATGGCAAACAACTATTGTAGGATCTGCGGAGTTATAAAATGTATAAACTATTAAAATTTTTACCTAATCAAGAAATGGGATGTGTTTTTCGTACAACGGATAATGTTTGCATCCCATTTGACCCCGCCAACACAGACTACCAAGCCTATTTAAAGTGGGTGTCTGAAGGCAATACGCCTACCCCTGCTGACGAACCCACGGCATAATCCCATACAAAGGAAACCACTATGTCAAGTACATATTCAACCAACCTAGCCATCGAACTGATGGGCGCTGGCGACCAAGCGGGTAACTGGGGGTCTACGACCAATACCAACCTCGGCACGCTGATTGAGCAAGCCATTTCAGGTTACACAACCCAAGCCTGTACGGGCGGCACCGACACGCTCACCATGACCAACGGCGCATCAGCCACGGCTAGGAATATGTTCATAGAGTTGACGGGTACAGGTGGAGGAACACTGGTTGTGCCGGGCACATCCCCCAACGCCAATAAAAAGCTGTACTTCATCTACAACAACACCTCCAGCGCCATAACAGTCAAAGTCTCTGGTCAGACGGGCGTGTCAGTCCCAGCCGCAGCAAAGATAAGTCTTGTATGTAACGGCACAGATATTGTGACTGCTACTAATTACATGACAGGCGCTACATTTCCAAGCCCTACGCTGACAGGAACGCCTATTGCGCCGACTGCATCGCCCGGAACAAATACAACCCAGATTGCCACAACAGCGTTTGTAACGACAGGACTACAGGCGGCTTACCCTGTTGGGTCTATATATTTAAGCACCGTAAGTACTAACCCCAACACCTTATTTGGTTTTGGTACGTGGGTAGCGTATGGCACAGGACGGATGTTAATTAGCGCAGATGGTACTTACCCTGCTGGCACAACAGGTGGTGCGGCAACAACAACACTAATAACAGCTAACTTACCAAGCCACAGTCACTCTGCAACAACAACAATTAGCGACCCCGGTCACAATCACACATATTCAACCTACGCCAATACAGCCCCACAAAGCGGAAGTTCCACACAGTGCGCGGTTAACGCAACAACTCAAACCACAAGCACAGCAACTACAGGTATTACTGCATCAACATCTATAGGTAACACAGGTTCTGGCACAGCCGCAACCACA